AACACGCTAGAGGGGTATTATAAAACTAACTTTACTTTGATGCATCATCATAAATACTCTTTGACTGAGATTGAAAATATGATGCCATGGGAGAGACAGGTATATACTACTCTTTTAATGCAACATCTAGAGAATCTTAAAAAACAACAAGAAGCAGCTAAGCAGAAATAATGGCACACGGTTTTCTATCATACCAAGATAACAGAGGTCCATCTGGAATTGAGAAATTTCTGGAGAAGAAGTTTGATGAGCAAACCGAAAAACTAGGTGGACTTGTTAAAGACAGGATTAGGCAAGGAATTATAAATGCTTTATTCAATCTTAGAACTAAAAGTCCACGAAGTCCAAAACCATATTCATGGGCTAAAGAGGATTCAACACCTCTAGGAAGGATGCTTAGTGGTAGTGCTTTTCAGAAATCATTGCCTGGTAAATCAGATGCAATAAATCCTGAGCACCTGGGTGGAGAACTTGCAACCTTTAAGAAACAAAATTTTGTTAATTTTGCTAATGCATTAAGTCCAGAACCTGATGCTTCTAAGGCAATGATTAATGTGACACCAGAAGCGTCATCAACTGATGATATGTTTGCTAAATCAGCAGTATTAGCTAATAGAGGTCAGAACGGAGAAACAGGAGAAGTAGTACAGGCAATTGATAGATTGTCCGTCATCACCATGGGTGTAGGTGCTGCTATTGATGCACAAACTAAGAATCAAAGTTTAATTGCTCAAGTACAAAAGCAGCAATCTGATAAATTAGCAAGAAAAGCATTAATAAGTTCTGAAGCTTCTGGATTTACTAGTGATGATTTCTCTAATAATATTGCTTATGAGGGTCTTGCAGGTGTTGGTTCTAAGATGCTAGGTGGTCGTGGTGGTGGTATGGGTATGGGTCTTGGTGGTGGTTTACTTGGAGGAATTGGTTTAAAGCGATCAGCATCATTAGCTGGAAGGCAAATTATGAAGAAAGGTGCTGGTAGAGCAGGAAGAAGAGGATTACTTAAATTAGGTGGTAGACGTCTTGCTAAGGGTGCAGCAAAAGGTGTTAGTAAATCTCTTGCTAAGAAGATTCCTTTAGTTGGTCTTGGTCTTGGTGCTATTTTTGCTGCTCAGAGAGCAATGTCAGGGGATTTCGTTGGTGCTGGTTTGGAGTTAGCTTCTGGTGCTGCATCTACTGTTCCTGGTGTTGGTACTGCTGCTTCGGTTGGTCTTGATGCTGCTTTGATGGCAAAAGATATGACATCCATGGACACTGGTGGTACAATATATCCTAGTAAAACCAATGAGATGCTTAATGTTGGTGGAAGAATGTTTAATTTTAATGAGCCAGGCAATGAAGAGGTGCTAAGAGTTGAAAAAGATGGTCCTGATAGTGGTTTAAAGATAGGTGAAGGTATACTTGAGGCACAAAGAAGAAGAAAAGGTTTATTTGGTAAAGTTCAAGCGGAAGGATTAAAAGAATATTATGATAAACAAGGTGGATGGGGAAGAATGGGTGCATCTTTTGATTCATCATTAACTTTTGATACTAATATTTTTGATGGATTTGGTGAAACATTAAAGGATATTCTTGGTTCTATTACATTACCTATGGGTTATAAACCGTTCAATTTTAATAATAAAAATGGAAATAGTAGTGACGATAGTGATAGTACACAATATGGCAAGAAGAAGGATGGATTCTGGTCTAAACGACATAGTGGTGAACAGATGCAAGTTAATGCAGATGGAGTATTTGCGTCAAAGGTTGGTGGTGTAGTTACTAAAGTTGGTAAGCATAAAGATCTTGGTAAATATGTTGATATTGTTAATGAAGAAAGGGGTGTAACTGAAAGAATTGCTGATATTTCAGAGGTAATGCCAGGAATTGAAGTTGGAGCATCAATTGGTCCAGGAGATCCTGTTGCTAAAGGTAATGACGCAGGTATTGTTCATTATGAGATTAGAAATGGTGGAAATGAAAATCCAGAAAAATATAAAGCTAAGTTTGGGCATGGTGGAACTAAAGACCCTACTGAGTTTTTGGAGGGAGTTGGAATTTCAAATTCAACCGATATCAATGAATTATCAAATGTTGATAATACATCCTCAACTATTTTAAATACATTATCTGAAGAAACAAGTGCATCAGGTAATGGTGGAACTACAATCATTAATAATATTGTGAATAATCCACCAAATACTTCTTCTAATCAGGGTGATGATGTTGCATTGGCACCAAGGTCTGAAGACCATGTATCTGATCTCTTCCGCACTCTGGCATTGAGGGCATAATGGAAAAATTTTCTTCAGCAACAGATTTTCAACTTAAAAGATTTGTAATTTATAAAGCAGAGTCTAAAGACTATAAAGCTAAGGATGGTTTAGACATTAAGAGATTAGTAGAATCTTTTAACTATGTGGAGTCTATTGTAAATCCATTTTTACTAGCATCTGCAACAATAGTTGATAGTTCTGGTTTGATTGGATCAATGCCGATTAAAGGTGGAGAGAGAGTAGTTATTCAAGTATTGACTAATATTGGCAATACTCCAGTTGAATATGATATGATTGTTTGGAAAGTTTCTAATCGTTATGCTCAACAAAAGAAACAAGTTTATTCGCTTGGTTTGATATCTCCTGAAGCATTGCAAAATGAAATTACAAGAGTTAATGAGGTAATGGAAGGTAATCCTGAGGCAATTATTGAAAAAGTAGTAAAAGATAAAAAGTATATTGGTAGTGAAAAGAATTTTCTCTCAGAACCTTCTTTATTTGAAACCAAATTAATTCCTACCAAAACAAGACCATTTGATCTTGCTGCACAATTAGCAGTCAAGAGTGTTTCTCCTAAAGCTAAATTTGAAAGCACTAGTTCAAGCGATGGTGACACAACTGCTCAGGCAATTACAGGTAGTGGTGGATTTTTATTCTGGGAGACACTTAGAGGATATAATTTCTTTGCAGTTGATTCTTTATGTGCTGATTCAAAAAGTTCTTTAAAATCTGATAGGTTAGTAACAAAGGCATGGGGTGAGAAGAAAAATGAAGAATATACAGAAAGACTAGGAAATATTGGAGATGGTGCAGACGATAGATTTACAATTAAAAAATCTGTATTTGAATCTGAGGTTGATATGCTCGCATCTTTAAGACTGGGAAAATATTCCTCTCTCATAGCATTCTTTAATCATTCAACAGGACAATATGAAGAGTATGTCTATAAAATTAGAGATAGTTATGAAAATATGGCACATCTTGGAGGACAGGATTCTATTTCTTTAATTCCTATACAGGGTGTAGAACTATCTGATTATCCTAGTAGAATGATGTCGATATACTTAGATCATGAAACTTGGTCTAATGATTGGGAACCTGCTTCCCCAGAAGGAAAGGACGGTTCTGATAAACCTACTAAATTTGCTGACTGGCAAAAATACTACATGGCACAGTCTATAGCAAGGTATAAATTGCTTACAAACCAGAAATGCAGTATCGTAATACCTGGGAATGCTCAAATATGTGCAGGAGACAGAATTAATGTTAGACTGGTTAGTAAGCTACCAGATGAACTCGCCAAGGATGAACCTTGGGATACAGAAAGTAGTGGCCAATACTTGATTCAAGAAGTATCTCAATCATATGAAGCTATGACTGGAGCTAATGGAGTGTTCTTAACAACACTACGCTTGATGAGAGATTCTTATGGACAAAAGGATAAAGTGTCCAAACATAACCAATAAATAACAAAAGGACAAGTACCTACTTATGGAAAGCATAGAAAAGCATATCGAAAAGGATAAAGAGATCATCGATGATCCAACAATGAATCCTGCTGCTCGTAGACACGCAAAGGAGGAACTACACGAGTTAGAGGAGTATGTAGAGCATCATAAGGACGAGATAGAAGCAGGAGATCATCACGATCCTAATGCACTTGAACTATTTTGCGACATGCACCCTGATGAACCAGAGTGTTTAGTATACGACGATTAATATGGATGAAGCATTATCACGGTTAATGCCTATTC